AACTTGATAAAACAATATATGTACACGAATCTCACACGCTATGGAGTGACAATGGCGAAGTTTATTTAGCTTGTGATAATGGCACAGTAGTTTTTAATGCTGATACATTATTCAATGACATTGCTGACTTAGCAGAACTTGCTTTAAAAGAAAGAAAGAAACAAGAAAAATACATACTTAAAGAATTAACTAAAATAAAATAAACAATGAGAGTAACTTTTTACATACCCGAAGAAAAAACAAATATTAAATATGAATTTGCTGAATTAGCTGAAAAGAATGGTACAAGCTATTCTAAATTAATTGTAGAATTTATGGAAAATTATATAAACAATAAAAACTAAAACTATGAACGTAACACCAACTAAAAGAGTATTTCAACTACAAGATGAACATACAGATGTTGAAGTAAGTATTGAACAAAAAGAAGGCCAACCAACAATAATTCAATTTCAAAGCTTTGATACAAATTATCATTTAGTAGCACAAACAGGTGAATTTATGGAGGTTCACAAAATCATTAACAAGATAAAAGAAATGTTATGAATTACTATACTGAACATTTAAAAAACATAGAATTAGAGCATCAATACTATTGTAAGCAAAAAGATATTAATTACAATTTGCTTTATATAATTAGTCAAATTCAATTTAATAAAACAATTTTATGTTCTAAATATTTTAACCCATCACAAAGCGATATAAAAAAACATCAAGAAAGGTTTGATAGGTTATTAGAAGAAGTTATTAATTATGATAAAGAATTAAAAAAAATTAATTATAATTATTCGCCAAAAAGAATGAAAACTATAAAACAATCAATAATAACAATTAGAAACTATGAGAATAAAAGAATTAGCTAAAAAATATAATCTTGGAAAAGATGATTTCTGGGAACTTAAACGAGGTCAAAAAAGTATGTGGATCATAACACACGATGCCATTGAAAAAATTGCCATCATTGAAAACATTCAATTAATAAACTTTGAAATATTAAATACAGAAGTAGATTTTGCAAGGTTTTTAATTACTATGAAAAAAGGTGATAGAAGTATAATTAGTGTTGGTGAGGCATCAACTAAAAATTGTACATCTACTTATTATGGAGCAATGGCCGAAAAGCGCGGTATTGATAGATGCGTTTTAAAACTTATAAATGCGTATGAATATGGTATTTACTCAGATGTTGAAGCTGATGCCTTTAAACAAGCTAAAAATGGATAATACGTGCGAACAATACTACCTAAACATTTTGCTATCAACTATTGACCAACGCATAATCTTAATTGAAGATGAATGTAAAACATCAAGCGAAAAGAAAATAGCATATAAAACTTTATTAGAACAAATTTCTAAACAACATAAAAACTAAACTATGAAAAAAGAACATTTAAGCTATTCAGCATTAACACAATTTAAAAAGTCACCAAACCATTTACTTGCGTATTGGGAAGGCAAACAAACAAGAACGGATGCAATGTTGTTTGGTTCTTTAATTCACAAGATAATATTAGAACCAGAAACCTTTGATTTTGAATATGTAGTGTATCAAGGTAAAACAAGAAGGGGAAAAGATTGGATTGAATTTTCAGAACTAAATAAAAATAAAACTATTATAAAGCAAAGTGAATTAGATAATGCTTTAGAAATAACTAATGCAGTTGCTAATGATAAAGTATTTATGGATCTAATAAGCAAATGTACAAAGCGAGAACAAAGAGTTGAATGGGTAGAACAAGGAGTTAATTTTAGAGGGTTTGTTGATATGGTTGGTGAAGGTTGGATAGCTGATATAAAAACGTGTACAGATGCTCTTAAATTAAAGCGTGAAATGTACTATAATGATTATAAAATGCAAGGTGCAATGTATCTTGAAAACTATCCACCAAATACTAAATACTATATTATAGCAGTTGAAAAAACAATACCTTATAACATTAAAGTTTTTAAATTAGGTGATAATATGCTTGAAGCTGGGTACTTAGATTACATTGATTTAGTAACTAAATACAAAGCTTGGGATGGTAAACCTAAAGGATATTCTGAAGAAATAGAAGAATTAGCATACAACGAAGATTAACTAATAAAAACAATAAATTATGAATAATACAAAAATAAAAAGAACATTAAGTCATTATGAAATAGATTTTTTAATTAAAGTTTTAAAACAGGATAAAAATAATTTACAATCTATTTTAAATAATAAAGAATTAGATTATGTATTTAAAATGCATAATAAATTAATTTTTAAGTTAGATGATATTTTAAAACAGGAATTCACAAAAATAACCAATAAAAACAAATAAAAATGAAAGTAACAGGAAAAATAGAAAACATACTTGAAACAAAAACAGGTACAACAAAAGCTGGAAAACAATGGAAAAAAACTTCTTTTGTAGTTAAAACAGATGATGAATACAATAATCTATACTGCTTTGATGTATTCGGAGAAGAAAAAGTAGATAAATTTTTACAATACAATTCTAAAGGTGATATAGTTGATGTTGACTTTAATGTAAAAACTAATGAATGGCAAGGTAAATACTTCACTTCTTTAGATGCTTGGAAAGTATTCAAAGCTGATAACAGCAAACAGAAAGAAGAAGTAGCAGTTGAAGAAGAAGGTGACTTACCCTTTTAAGTATAAACAAACTATAAAACTATTAAATGAAAAAGGGTTTAAAATCGCTTTCAAATCTTATAGAAGAATTAATAATTGAAGGTTATACAATACCAGAACTTGCGGAGCAATGGGGTTTTCATCCTACTACAATTGCTTGTGCATATAAACCGACAAAAAAAGGTTTTAAGTATATAGATTTTGAACAACAAAAAAAAGAAGTAGTAGAGTTGCCTAAGGGTGATTCTATTACTTTCAATAAGATTTATACTTGGGAATCATTAAGCCAATTAGAAAAACTATTTTACGAACAATATAAAGAAAAACATATAGCATACTATGAATAAAGAAATAGCCAAAGAACTCAAATCATATATAAAACATATTGCAAATAGATATTCTAAAAAAGATCGTGAAGGTAATTATAACAATGAAAAATTTAGTATTGGTGAAATCATACCAACTTCAGATAATACAGCAGTAGTATATTTTAAAAAAAATACAGGTAAAGTTGCAGTTGGTTTTTTTTATTATATTAATCGTGGAATGTCTAAAGGATGGAAATATTATTTTCCAACTGATTCACACATAAACGGAATGCAAAGTTTTTTATATTATAAACTTGAAGCTGAAAGAATAAACTATAAACACAATTTTTAACTAACTATGAATTTAAACTATGAAGCAAATACAAGGATGGATAAAAATCCATAGACAGCTTTTAGAATGGGAGTGGTATGATGACATAAATGTAACAAGGTTATTTTTACACATACTTTTAAAAGCTAATCATAAATCAAAAAACTATAAAGGCGAACTTATACAAATTGGTGAACATTTAACAAGTAGAGAGATACTTGCAAATGAAACAGGCCTGACAATAAGGCAAGTGAGAACTGCACTAACTAAGCTAAAAACGACCAACGAAGTGACCATCAAATCAAGTTCACAAGGAACTAAGATACAGGTAGTTAACTATGAAAAATATCAAGTAACGACCAGCGAGGTGACCGCAAAGCGACCAGCGAGCGACCAGCAAACGACCAGTAACAAGAATGTAAAGAATGAAAAGAAGAAAAAAAATAAACAAAAAAAAGAATTTGTAATTCCTTATATGTCAACCAATAGCATTAATAATTATTTAAAACAAAAAAACGATGATAGTAAATAAAGAAGAACAACTAAAATACTTATATGCTTTTAAAGAAGGTAAAATTCAAAAAGGTTTAGGTATTGGTTGTGAATATGATAATTACTATGTACATAAAAAAGGTACTATGACTGTTGTTATTGGCCTTGATAATGTTGGAAAAACATTTTTTTTATTATGGTATTTTTTGTGTTTAAGTGTTAAGCATAATGTGAAGTGGTGTATTTGGTCAGGTGAAAATTCTGCTGGTCAACTTACAAGAGATTTAATTCAAATGTATTCACAAACAGAAATTAATGATTTAAGTAAAACACAAATACAAAACTATTATAATCAAATTTCTAAATGGTTTACTTTTGTTAGTAATAAAAAAATGTATAGTCATAAAGATTTATTAAAAATATTTAAAGAAACCAAATGTGATGCTTGTGCTATTGATCCGTATACAGCTTTGAATCACGATAGAAGGGTTAGCCAATATGAACGTAATTATTTAATTTGTAATGACATCAGAGAGTTTTGTAATAAAACAGGTAAAACAGTTTATATTATGACACACCCAATGACAGAAGCAGCACGTAGAGTATTTCCAGCTGGACACGAATATGAATCTTATATACAACCTCCAAGAAAATCTGATACAGAAGGTGGTCAGGTTTTTGCAAATAGAACGGATTCATTTATTAGCATCCACCGCTTTATAAATTCTCCAATATTATATAAATTAACACAAGTAAGAATAGAAAAAATAAAAGATAAACTTACAGGTGGTAAACCAACATTAGCTGATCCTTTATGTTTTGATTTTAATCGTGGTATGGGTTTTACTATTGGTGGTATAAATCCTTTAAAAAATGAACTAAATAAACAATTAACTATATAAACTAAAAACTAAAACTATGGATGAATTACAATTACTATTAAATAAAAACAAATTGCATATCTTGCTTATAAAGGTAATGCACGACATAAATAAGGGTAACCCACCAAAAAGTAAATTGGATGCCTTAGAAACGCTTAAAATAGCAATGGACACTATAAATGAATTAGCTGAATACAATAGAAGTTTATTAAAAGAAGTTAGAAAACTTAGATTAGATAATGCAGTTCAAACAAAAGATATAGTAGAACTTAAATTAAAAATTAATACTTTAGAAGAATGGAAGTAATAACAATGTATTTGTTGGTATCTCATTTTGTTGCAATACTTACAGGTATGTTTTTATTAAGATTAATTGACGAATATTTTAAAAAATAGATTATGCCTAAACCAAAACCAAACGAAAAGAAAAAAGATTTTATGATTAGATGTGTGCCTGAAGTTATTAATGAAGGTTACAAAAGCGAACAAGCAATAGCAATCTGTTCAAAGTATTATGAAAACAAATCTAAATAAATACAGACAAGTTAAAGATTGTGTTTATACTCATCCGAACCAAAGGATAAACAAAAACATAATAAAACACTATTGTGAATTATATCCTAATGACCAACAATTAGGTGAACAAATAAGAAAACTATATGAATGTTAATAGAGAAGTAAAGAAAGCTTTACAAAAAGAAGTAATTAAAGAAATCAATAAAGCTCATATGTGGTGTGCTATAATGATGGATGAAAAAAGTAAGATCAAAATTAAATCACCTAATCAAATGAATGTAAGTGTGATTGCAGTATTACTATTTTCAAATCCAGATTTACACGAATACATTAATGACTTAATTGAATTAATGAAAGCAGAACAAAATAAAACTAAATTAGAAACTAAAGAATAAACTATGGGTGGAAGGTCAAGCCAGCTAAAAGGCAAAAGATTTGAATTGTCAATAGCTAATAAACTAAAAGAACTATTTAAAGTAAAAGTACGTAGAACACCATTAAGCGGTGGTATGGACTTTAAGGGTGACATTATTTGCATTGATGATAACAGCATAATAAGTGAATACAGTTTTGAATGTAAGAACCAAGAAAAGTTAAACATCTGGAAAGCATTAGAACAAAGTAGGAACGATGCACCAAGAGGTAAAACACCGCTTGTAGTATTTACTAAAAACTTTCAATTAGATTACTGTGCAATAGAATTTAATGATTTTATAAATTTATTATTAGAGTTAGAGGAATTTAGGAATGAACGTACTTGAATTATTTGCAGGATCCAGGAGTATTGGTAAAGTTGCTGATGAATTAGGTTACAATGTTTTTTCTGTTGATGTTAAAGCATTTGAAAATATTGATTTAGTAAAAGATATAGAACATTTAACAATAGATGATATACCATTTAAACCAGATTTAATTTGGGCATCACCACCTTGTACAACTTTTTCTATTGCTGCTATTTCAACGCATAGAGATAATGGAAAACCAAAAACTGATTTTGCTGCAAAAAGTGATAGATTAGTTTTAAACACATTAAAATTAATTAAAGAATTTAACTGTAAATATTACATAGAGAATCCAAGAGGTTATTTAAGAAAAATGCATTATATGAGAGGAATACCAAAAACAACAGTATGGTATTGTAGATACGGAGATAAACGAGCAAAGCCAACTGATATATGGAGTAACAACATTTTTAACCTATTTAATATTGATGGATGGAATCCAAGAGCAATATGTTATAATGGTAATAAAAAATGCCACCACGAAGAAGCACCAAGAGGATCGAAAACAGGAACACAAGGATTAAAAGATAACTATGAAAGAAGTAAAATACCTTATGAATTATGTTTAGAAATTTTAACACAAAGTAAAAAATAAATATTTGTAAATAATTTTATAGTTTTGTATAATCGTGAATAAAAACAAAGTATTAACATTATTAGCTGAATATCATAATAAATGGATAGCAAGTGTTGATGCTTTAATAAATGATGAAAATATAATTGCTGAAGATATAGTACAAGATATGTATCTAAAGATTCACAATTCAAAAGATGAGGTTATAAACAAAGCAATAGTAGATAACAAACCACATATAGGATATATAAATAAAATTTTGTATAATATGTANTTAGATATTCAAAAAGATGAAAGCATAAAAACAGAANTAAAAGATAATCATACAGTAGAAGAAAAACAACCAGAGATTAACAAATTCAATATAGAAAAGAAGATTGATGAAATAGTAAACTCATTCTATTGGTTTGATAGAAAACTATTTAATTTATATAGAAAAGAATTTCATACAATTCGGAGCTTAAGCAAAGCAACTAAAATTAGTCACGTAGTAGTACACAACACAATAAGCAAGTGTAAAAAAAAAATTAAAAGAAAACTAAAAGATGAAATCTAAAGGGTTAGGCGACAGCATAGAAAAGATAACTAAAGCAACAGGCATTGATAAAGTAGCTAAATTTATACTTGGTGAAGATTGCGGATGCGAAGAACGTAAACAAAAACTGAATAAACTATTTCCATATAAAAATGCACATTGCTTAGTAGAAGATGAATACAACTATTTAAAACAATTCTTTAGCAAACATAAAAACACCTTAACTAATATAGAACAGAAAGAACTATTAAAAATATTCAATAGAGTATTCAATGCCAAAAAAGAATCATCAACCTGTGGAAGTTGTGTAAGAGATTTAATAAGCCAAATGCAAACCTTATACAATACATATGAACAAGAAAATGAAAACAAGTAAACACAAAACAAGAAAACAAACTGAAGAAAAATTATTAATATATTTAGAACAGTTAGAACAAATGAACAATGAAAATACAACAAAAGGAAATATGGAAAAAAATACCAAACTACAATGATTATGAAATAAGTAATTTGGGAAATGTTAAAAGTTTAAAAAAGGGTAAAGAAAAAATTATTCTTTCACAGGGGTGTGGTAAAAGAAATGGAAAGTATAGATACAAAAGTATTAAATTATCTAAAAATGGTGTTGCAAAAAGAATTAGAATACATCAATTAGTTGCAATGGCCTTTTTAAATCATAATATTAATAATAATAATAATTTAGTAGTAGACCATATTAATAACAATGGTTTTGATAATAGATTAGAAAATTTACAAATAATTACTAAAATTAAAAATCAACAGAAAGATAAAAAACCTATTTCTGGTTTTACTGGTGTTCACAAATCATCATCTACTAATGGTTGGAGAGTTAGAGTTACAAGAAATAAAAAAGAAATTACTATAGGATACTATAAGAAAATACAAGATGCTAAAAAAGCATATGATAATTTTATAAATAACGAGAATAAAACGAGAATATATGAATGATAAAAGTTTAAATAATTTAAAAAAATTTAGTTCTGAATATCAACCAAAAAAAAATGGTAGAACTAAAGGAAGTAAGAATAGAAGTACAATAGTACGTGAACTATTAGAAGTATTATTAAAGCGTAAGAATCCGTTAACAGGCAAAGAAGAATGGATGTCAGCAGAACATCATATGACAATAGCAGTATTGCAGAAAGCTTTTGAAAAAGGTGATGTAAACGCATACAATGCTTTAATGAATTCAGGATATGGTTCACCCAAAGATACAGTAGATGTTAATACTACAGAAACAGTATCACACGACTTTAAAAAGTTAGTTAGTGCAATTAAGTTTAAGTAGAAAGTATAGAACATTTCAAGAATCAGATTCACGTTACTTCATTGTTACAGGTGGTCGTGGTTCTGGCAAATCATTTGCTATTAATACATTCTTATTATTACTAACATATGAAGCTGGTCATACAATACTATTTACAAGATATACATTAAGGTCTGCTGGTATATCAATCATACCTGAGTTTATTGAAAAGATAGATTTACTAAAAAAAACAGATGACTTTATAGTAACTAAAGATGAGGTAATAAACAAAGTAACTAAATCTAAAATACTATTTAGAGGTATCAAAACAAGTTCAGGTGACCAAACAGCTAATCTAAAATCATTACAAGGTATTACTACTTGGGTGTTTGATGAAGCTGAAGAAATGACAGATGAAGATATGTTTGATAAAATAGATTTAAGTGTTAGGCAAAAAGGTTTAGAGAATAGAGTAATACTAATACTAAATCCAACAACAAAAGAAAACTTTATATATCAAAGATGGTTTGAAGCAAGAGGTGTTGAAGCTGGTAGCAATATAACTAAGGATGATACAACATACATTCACACAACCTATTTAGATAACATAGATAACCTAAGTAAAAGCTACGTAGATCAAATAGAGAGAATGAAAGAAAGAAGGCCAAGTAGATATAAACATACTATACTTGGTGCTTGGTTAGAAAAAGCTGAAGGTGTTATTTTCACTAATTGGAAAATAGGAAAGTTTAAACAAGTAGGTAAAAACGTATTTGGACAGGATTACGGTTTTAGTAATGACCCTTCAACACTTATTAAAACAAGCATAGATAAAGAGAATAAAAAAATATATGTTGAATTATGTTTTTATAAAACAAACCTTACAACAAGCGCGCTTTCTCTGTTAAATAAAAAATTTGCACAAAATAATTTAATAGTTGGCGATTCAGCAGAGCCAAGATTAATAACAGAATTAAGTAGAGATTGTAATATTGTTCCAGCAATAAAAGGTCAAGGATCAATAACATACGGAATAAGCTTACTACAAGATTATGATTTAATCATAGATGAAGAAAGTACAGATTTAATTAAAGAACTAAATAACTATTGCTGGTTAGAAAAGAAATCACAAACACCTGTTGATAAATTCAACCACGCTATTGATGCTTTAAGATATGCAGTTAGCTATCAATTACAGAATCCTAATAAAGGTGAATATCATTATTATTAATAATCTATATAACAAAGTCAAAAAAAAAACATTTATATAATATGACTATCAAACTAAAAATACCTGAATCATTAAATGAAATTACTTTAGGCCAATACCAAGAATGGGTTAAAATAACTGAAGGTCAAGAAATAAATAATTTCTACCAGCAGAAGATGATTGAAATATTTTGTGAAGCTAATTTAAAGGATGCTTTAAAAATGAGAGTAAAAGATATTAATGAAGTTACATTATCTCTAAACTCTTTATTTGAAACTAAACCAAAGTTTATTGATAAATGCACATTCAATGATAATGAGTTTGGTTTTATACCTAAGTTAGATGATATGTCATTTGGAGAATATATTGATCTTGATACTTATTTAGCTAATTGGCAAACAATGGATTTAGCAATGGGTGTTTTATTTAGGCCAATATCATTTAAAAGAAAAGAAAAGTATTTGATTGAAGATTATGAAACTGCAAGTAAATACAATATGAAGAATATGCCATTAGATGTGGTAATGGGTGCATTGGTTTTTTTTTGGAATTTAAAGAACGAATTGTTGAAACGTATAGTGAATTATTTATCAACACAGGCGGACGTGAAGTTGCCACAACATCTGATAGCTTCGCTGCGAAGTGGGGTTGGTTTCAATCCATTTACGGACTCAGTAATGGAAACATTAGATACATTCAAGAAGTGACTAAATTAAAGCTTCATCAATGTTTATATATGTTATCATTTGAAAAAGATAAAATGGAGGTTGAAACACAAATGCTAAAAAGAAATGCAAAGAGCTGAAATAATAGAAGAACTAATAACACGTAAATTGTTTATGGAGGATGAATACATAGTTCTTGCAGATGGATTTGAAAATGCTATGCTTGGAGTTACAGCAACTAAACCAACAAGGGCAATATATGATTTTTGGAAATGTTTAGACATAGCCATAAAAGATGAAGGATTAAGCTTCGATGATGCATTAGAATGGTTAGAAGAATTTATAGATGAAGATTTAGGCGAACACGCACCAATATATTTAAAAAAGATATGAATAGTTTTTACAGGGTAATAGATAGTATTAAAGATGCAGTAAGTGCAGAACCATTTAATCACCAAGTAACATTTGGAGATATAGCAGATATTGATTTACAGAAACAAAGTTTATTTCCGTTATGTCATATAATGATTAACAATGCAACTATTACTAATAATTTAGTACAGCAGAATATGACAATCTTTTTAATGGACTTAGTGGATATAAGCAAGTCAGAAGATGTTAGTTTCTTTTTAGGCAATGATAACAAGCAAGATATTTTAAATACTCAATTAGGTTTAGCTACAAGGATAATGAGAGTATTACAAAAGGCAGATGCATATAGAGATCAATTTGAAATTGTAGGTGATGCAAACTGCGAACCATTTACAGAAAGATTTGAAAATATGTTGGCTGGTTGGGCGATCACATTTACAATAAATACTAACACAGATATGACATACTGCTAATGGGAAAGTTTGATGATGCATTAGAGGTTTATGCTAAATATGTAATACAGCAATCAAGAAGCAACCTAACTAAAAAAGGTATAAAAGCTTCAGGATCATTATATAAAAGTTTAGGATATAAAATACAAGGAACTAAGGTTTCATTCTTAGGTGAGAATTACGGAGTGTTTCAAGATCAGGGTGTAAGAGGTACTGAAGCTTATTACAGTAAATCTGCTAATTCACCTTATAGATTTGGAACAGGTTCTGGTAAAAAATTTGGTTTAAGAGATGGAATAGCTAAATGGATAAAACAAAAAGGAATTAAAGGTAGAGATAAAAAAACAGGCAGATTTATAACCGATAAATCACTTACATATTTAATTAGTAGAAGCATATACGATAAAGGAATTAAAGCAACAATGTTTTTTACAAAACCATTTGAAGCTGCTTGGCCTAAATATCAAAATTTAATTGCAGAAGGTTTTATAGAAGATAATTTAAAATTTGAAGAATGAGTACAGAAATTAGAGCAAGGTCACCATATTATATTAGAGCTGCAAATGTTGCAAACCTAACAAGAACGCAATTGGATGTATATATCTATGAAGGCGTTTCACCAACTGATTTACCAGCTTCACCACAATATACATTACTTAAAGAACCAATCAATAATGAATTAGCAGTAACATTTGAAATAAGCGAATTGATTAGAGATTACTTTGATAATGTTTATACAGGAACTTACGCATCATCTGCTGGTTCTGTATTATGGGTTAGAACAATACAAAGTTTTTCTGTATCTGCTGGTGAAATTCCTGAAACTGTTACAAATGATTATTTAGCTTTTGATTCATATACTGAATTTCAAGATGGTGTGAACTTTGGTTTTCCAGCAACGCAAGTACCATTAGAATCAACTTTGATTTATACTTTAGATGGGCAAAGGTTGTTCATTCCTGTATTAGCTGAAGAAACAACACAAGTGCAATTTAAATATAATGGTGCAGTAGTTCAAACAGATACAATTACTGATAATGGAAATACTAATCAAAAAATACAGTACCCTAATTATGTAGGCAATGTAGACCAAGTAATAATCACCTCATCATTTCCAAGAACATATACAGTAGAAACAATTGAAGAATGTAAATATCCGACTGCTAAAATTAGCTTTGTAAATAAATACGGAGCATTACAAGATTTATGGATGTTTAAAAAGTCAGTTGAAAGATTAGGAACTAACCAGCAAGAATTTAATAGAAATTTATTAAATTATACAGCATTAACATATTCAGATAAAGCACATAGTAAAAAGGTATTTAACAAAAGCGGAAATAAATCTATTACATTAAATAGTGGGTTTTATAGTGAAGATTTAAACTTGACATTTGAACAGTTATTAGTTAGTGAATATGTATGGATGACACGTAGCGGCACTATCTATCCAATGGTTATTACTGATTCATCAATAACTTATAAAACAAGTTTAAATGATAAATTAATAAACTATACAATCAACTTTGATTACGCTTTTGATTTAATTAATAACGTACATTAATGCAAGAACTAATATTATTTATAAAGCCACAGTTTAGAGATAATGTTTCACAAGATTATGTGAAGGTAGATATGTTTAGTGATGAGAATGTAACACTAACACAAGTCATTCAAGATGTAAGAGATATTGACAAAGTATTTACTGACTATTCACAAACCTTTAGTTTACCAGCATCTAAGATTAATAATAAACTATTCCAACATTGGTACAATCCTGACATAGATGGTTTTGATAGCAACATACAAAGTGAAGCAATCATAGAACTAAATTACCAACATTTTAAAAGTGGTAAAGTACAACTTCAGGAAGTCAAGATGAAGAACAATAAACCAAGTGTTTACAAGATAACATTCTTTGGCAAAACAGTTAGTTTTAAAAACTTGATTGGCAATGACCAATTAAAAGATTTAAGCTGGTTAGATAATTTTACATATGAAGGCAATCCAACAAATATTGTTAGCGGTTTAAATTTAGGTTTAGATTTTACAGTAGATTCAACAACATATACAGAGGCAATTATATATCCTTTAATATCTCAAAAGCAAAGATACATTTATGATAGCACAGGAACTGCAACAACTATTACAAGCGGAACTGCTACTAATTCAGCTTCAAATAAATTGCACGATGATAATAAAAACTTTACAAATGTAGTTTTAGTAAATGATATTGTAAAAAATACAACTGATAATACAATAGCTATTGTAACTGCAATAGATGATAATACAACTTTAAATCTTAGCGTTGATATTATGCATACTGGAGAAAATTATACAATACATAGAACTAATAATGGCAATATAGCTTTAACATCTGCAACGCTTGATCCTAATTACAATAAAAGAGGTGTATTTCCTGAAGATATAAAACCAGCTATAAAATTAAGTTTAATTATAAAAGCTATTGAAGAGCAGTATGGAATAGAATTTAAAACAGGAGGTTTTTTTGATAGTGCAGTTTTTACAAATCTATATTTATGGCTATCAAGAACAAAAGATAAATTAGTTACAGGTGGAGTAAAAGATATTAATAATACCACCAATCCAAAAGTTGTATTTAACTGTTTATCATCAACTACAATATGCGATTATTTTGCATATGGAAATGTTAATTCCTTTATTAGTTTAAATACTGCTAATGGTGTTATTGATTGGCGAAGAGCAAATACAACACAAGAAGATTTAACAGTAGATGTTACAATTACACCAGCTTCTGGATATGCATCAACAGTTTATGATGTTGAATTAATAAGAGGTTCAAGTACTGCTGCTGCATTAATTCAGCAAACAGGAACAAAGATTTTAAATAAAGTATATGGAACTGGTGGTGAATTTGTGCAAAATAATACTGATGTTCAATTATTTGTAAGGGTAACAAGTGAAGATGCGTTTGCTTTTCAATGCGATGTTCAATTAACATATACTGCACCTGATTGGATAACAGGAACACAAGTTGCAAATTTTCAAAGCCAATCAAGTTCAATAACATTAGTTGGTAATGTAATTCCTACTATACAAATACCTGAAATGAATGTTTTAGATTTTTTAAATGGTTTATTTAGGCAATTTAATTTAACTACATTTTTAGATAGAGATGATAAAATAGTAGTAAAAACATTAGATGATTTTTATAGTGATTCAACAACAACGCACGACATTAGCCAATATATTAAAACAGATGATAATACAGTAAGCGAAGCATTACCATTTAGTATGATTGATTTAAAATATACTGATGCTGATTCAATATTAGCTAATGCATATTACAGAACAAATAATAAACTTTATGGCAGCATTGAATATGATGCTAATTCATCACAAAGAAATGATTATACAATAGAATTACCTTTTAATCATTTGCTGTATGAAAGATTAAATGACTATAATGGAACACAAACTGTTTTTCAATATGGTTTAATGGTAAATGAAAATGAAGAAGCTACAATTGGAAAACCTTTAATTTTTTATGGAATTAATTTAAGTGCTGGTGCTAATGTAGGGTTTAGCTATATTGGCGAAGAAAGGCCAACAGATGGAACGCTACCAGCAACAGGTTCGCAAGTTCCTATTGGTAATTTTTGGATGCCTCACAACGCAAGTGAATTAGGAACATCATCAACTGCACCAGCTTATAATCTAAACTTTGGTAGTGAAATAAACAGCTATACTTTAACAGATTATGGTGGAAACAATAATTCATTATTTCAATTGTATTATCAAAATTATATACTAAGAGTATTTAACACTAAAACAAGAATATTCAAATACAAAGCTATACTGCCATTAAAGTTTTTATTGACTTATTCATTAGCTGATAAAATATTTGTAAATGGTCGTGCTTTTACGATCAATAAAATAACTACTAAATTACAAACAGGAGAATCATCACTTGAATTATTAAACGAACCAACATAATGAAAGATATATTAGACGGATTAGAATTTTGCAAAGAGAATAAAATATATGATAAACACATAAATATTGCATTAGGCATTAATAAAGTAGCATTATCATTTAGAGAGGGTTTCAATCAAATTAAAATGAAAAATGAAGCAAGTAAATTATAAAGTAAATATAGAAACTAAAGGAGCTGAAAAGAATGTAGAAAATTTAAACCAAGATTTAAATACTACAAATAAACAGGTTGATAATGTAAATAAATCAAGCAAAGGATTTGGTAAGTCATTAAACAAATTAGGCATATCAATGAAAAGCTTAGGTATTGGCGCTGTTGTTGGTGGCATTGCTGCTATTGGTGGTGCGTTTGTTTCAGCAATAAAAACAGGTGCAGAATTTGCAAAAGAATTATCTGGACTAAAAGCAGTATTAGGCGCAAGTGATGAAGAAATGAAAGCACTATCTAATTCAGCAAAAGAACTTGGTGCATCAACACAATTTACTGCCAAAGAAGTTGTTGGGTTACAAACAGAGTTAGCAAAACTTGGATTTACAACAAAAGAAATATTAGATGCTACTTCTGCTACTCTTGATTTGGCTGCATCTCTTGGTGTTGGTTTATCGGAAGCTGCATCAATTACAGGTTCTACATTAAGGGCATTTGGTTTAGAAACTTCTGAAACTCAAAGGTTAGTAGATGTAATGGCATTATCTACAAGTAAATCTGCACTTGATTA